AGTGGAAAAGTTTCGGAGAAAGCAAATTGGTTCAATATGGAGTTGTTGTCCGGATCGTTTGCAAAGTATTGTGGAATGAGGTACACAACGGCATCGAAACAAGCCGTAACGAAACCCTTTATGTCCGCTAATGAGATCGAGTTTTTATGTCGGAAGTTTAGAATAGCGTTTCATTATGGAACCAGTTATGTATTTTGTCCGCTCAATGAGGACTCAATATATGGGATGCTAATTTGGATTAAAACACCATCGAAGGGAGTTTCCCTTCAGGAGCAATTGATTATTAATATTCATACAGCTCTAATGGAGATGTTTATGCATGGCAAGGAGAAATATTTGGAATTCGCATTTCTTATCCAACGCTTAGCAGAAAAACATCAATTGACGGGAGTAAAGATTAAAACGTGGGAATCTTGGTTTTCACGTTATGTTGAAGGTATATTAAGTCCCTTAGTTTATAGGGCAGACTTGGAGAATGCAAACGCGGAGACCTGCTCGGAATCCGGAGTGCGCTCCATTTAATTGAGCAAACTGGCGTGAAACCTTCTATGGTTATAAGAAGAATTTCAATACGCAAAAATTTAACTGCTACTAGTTTAGAAAGTAATAGTGTAGGTGACGCACTTGAAGGTCACCAAGAAATAAATGAACGATCAGTTCAAGCTTTGACAACCATAGAGTTGGTTGAAGAGCAATTAGCAGAAATTGCCATGACGCGAGTACAAAGATCGCTAGGGCAAATGTCAGTACAAAACCAATTAAATCGAAAGTTTCTGATGAACACGTCTAATTATTCATCGGTAGGTTGGAGGTTTATTAAGCCAGTACAATGGCTTTTAGACCAACCAAGTATAAGAGAGTTGTTAGTGAGATATAGTTACTTTAATTTTAGAGGAGTAACGGTTGAATTAGTTATAACCTCCTTACCACAGCAGTATGGATGCGTGAAAGTAGCGAAAATGCCTTGGTATCCGGCAACAGATATAGTCAATTCATCGTGGGTAACGGATGATTGGTTTGCCCGGGATCCAGTGTTATTACCAGTAACGGATCAAGCATCGTATGTAGTAACAATGCCCTTTTTATACAGCCACCCTTTGTATCCGATGTATGCAGATTTTTCTCTACATGGCCAAACGTTAGCCGGATCAGAACTAGGCAACATGTGGCAAATCGCGGTTTATCCTTTTTTTGATCGGACGGATTCTGCAGTGGACTCAAATATAACGATAGCAATGTACGTTAATTTTGAGGATCCTCAAGTTTCTGCTCCGGTCGAACATGTTTTTGCAACGACTTTAACAACGACGACAACCACAACAACGGTTAAGTTCGTCGAAGCACAGATGGACACAAATGCGGGAATAGCAGGTTTCGGGACGGTGGCAGCAGGGGCATACGTAGCTTTTAAAGCGGCCACAGGAACAGCGCAGGATGTGATATCAACAACACAGAAGGCAATGGGCTTAAAACGCGAGTTCGGTAAACTGATGGGCTCGGAACACGAGAGTCCAACTTCAATGCAACAGGATCCGTATGGGGAATTATCAGCTCCGGGGGTAACAACTTCACGGAGTTTATTGTATAACCCGATTCTCCTAACGCCACCAATAGTTTATGGGGATGCGTGTCGAGTACATTCAATGTACGACATAATGAGGCAGAATCCGATGTTGTACACGATGCAGGTTTTACCCGAGGGAACCCCGGTAGTCATTTATCCAACGCCAAATCCACATGTTCAATCAGGGATATCTTTCCACACGAGTTATATGGAGTATTTTTCACAGTTTTTTAAATGGTGGAAAGGGAGTATGGAGATATCGGTGGTTATGTTTACCTCACCGTTTATATCGGCACGAATGCGGTTTTCATTTCAGTATGGAAAGACATCGGATACGACTGTAGTGGGCGACCTTTCAACGGTCACACGAACGGTTAAAGGCCAATCAACGTTTGCGGTAGAAATACCGTGGATTCGTTCTTATGCGCGAATGCCAACGTTTGACGTAGAAGGAGAAGTGGGAATACCGGCAATGTACCCAATCCTATCGATTTTAGCGGAACGTGTAATAGGGGTTGGAGATAGAGCACCAGCTGTTATAATAGCGGTGTTTTTACGACCAGGAGGAGATTTTGAATTTGAAGATCCTCAGCTAGTACACACGGATGTAGTAGTACCGGTGGAAGCGCAAATGAACGTGAACCAGTTTTTTGAAACGGTAGAAACCATGCCGGGATATAAAAAGGAGCCGATAAGCCACTGGGGAGTTACGATAGAAGACTTTCTAAGTCGATGGTCGGTAAGAGGTCTGCCTAGTGATCCTTTGCATACGTTCAGAACAGTAGAATTTAGTAACTACGCAATAGCAAAATCGAATTGGGATTGGCTAGCCCCTTTATTTCTCTTTAACTCGGGAGAAATATCGTACAAATTACGAGGTAGTTCCACAGGCAATACAGTGATGGCAATGCCGTGGTTCGAATATGGCTCATCGGGAGCCGATGTCTTCAATCCAGGATCTGGAATGGCAGCAGTCGATACAGACTTGCAACCCATAATGGAAGTAGACATCCCATTCCGAGCTCCGCAAGATGTGGACTGGAATGAAACGATGGCCATACCTGCTTTAATACCGGAGTGGCTTAACTTTCCGGTACTCAACGCAACAACGCAGTTTCAATGGCTGCGAATGGCAAGAACTACACAGTTCTATTA